CGCCCAAGCTTAACCCAGTCGAACCGCCGTGGTACGGACCCGTATGCCCGGTGGTGGGGGAGGGGTGGCATCGCGAGGTGTCCCCCTATCCCAATCTATGGCACATTGCTGACGGGCTGGCACCTGTCCGTTCAGGTCAGGTTTCGGCGGTAGTGCCGCCGTTCGCCGAGCGCACGCTGGCCACCATTAGTCCGACATTCCCCCGGATTCCCTATTATTCTAAGAAATCGCACTCCGCGTGCCCCTGGCAGGCGTTCAAACCGATAAGCTGAGGGCGCCGGATCTGAAACGCGCTGCTCCGGCTGCATCAAGACGTACCCGTGCTGTTGGCTCGGCCGTGGACCGCACCAGCGCAGCCGTGGCGCGATCACCGATCCGCTTTGTCCTCTGCGGTCCCCGGCGCCATGATCGAAAAAAGTTTGCGAGTGTGAACTAGCTCACATTTACGATCAGCTTCGTTCAGCTTATTGTAATGTGGAGTATGCTTAACGGGAGACCGACGACCGGGACCCCAGGGGAGGAGGACATTAAGATGGAAGCGGATCGCCTCTCGGAGAAAGTCATTCCGACCGTGCCCGGTGAGGCCCAGCGCCTCACCGTCTTGATCTTGTCCGAAGTCCGGTTCCTGAGCGATGCGTTAGCTGAGATTGTGGGACGTAATCAGGCATTGTCGATTTCGGGTCTGGCCGCCGATATCCCTCAAGCGCTAAATTTGACAATTGGAAAACGGCCCGATATCGTCCTGCTTTATGCAATCTTTCCGGGTAGCACTAACGTAGTTTCCCAACTCAAAAATATCGCGACGCACGTTCAGGTTATCGTTTTCGCCGTCGCCGAAACGAAGGAGAACGTGATCGCGGGGGATTGTGATACTACAAAGGAAAATTTTCTCGTCGGCGCGGTCAGCTTCGACGACTGGAAGCAGACCGTAAAGATTGACCAGTTTGGTCCCCCCGGGACAAACCAGCATAGAGCTATCGTTGTAAATAGGGTCGATCTGAACCTGACGCGTGTACACCGTTCCGTCACCTACGGGCCAGGAGCGACAGCAGGATACGTCTGTAATCATCTTGGTCCTCAGCCGACCGCTACAGATCCTACCAGTCTAAACCCGCCGGTTGAGGAGATTGACAGAGTAATCGACAACGCTGCCGGCGGGAGGGATCTAATCGCATGTGTCGCAATGGACTACTCGGTTGCGCCGGGTGTAAATGACGATATTCCATTCACCCGTTTCACAATTTTTGATCCGAGTGGCGAATTGCTGCCATCTGTCAATCTGGATGGAAGGGGAGAGAAATTTGTCCCTGGAGCATGCACCGTCTGCCGTGGTGGTAACAAATACGCGGGCAAATTTCCAGAAGTCGGCACTGGAGTTGCCGATCTCGAGGCACATTTTCTGCTCTTTGACGTTCGCAATTTCGAGTTTCACAGCAGTAGAACAAAATTAGGACATGGTCTGCGACATTCGCGATGATGTTCACAGTAATGGTTAACTACACTTCAGACATCTAAGTAGTGGGAATTTCGCCTTCTGTAGAGACCGGGAGCAGGCCTGGACGACAGGCCGACCGAGGAGGAAGAAATGGGCGCGACATCCAGAATCGAGCGCGATATTTCCTCGCTCGCTACAATCCATCAGCCGCGGGTGTTTATTCTGAGCGACGTGCGCCTGCTCCGCGAGGGCTTGACGATGCTGTTGAGTGCGGAACCGGCAGTGGTGGTCGTGGGCTCCGCGGCCGCGAGCGAAGCGGGCAGCCGTATTGCAGAGCTGCAATCCGATATCGTTTTGGTCGATGCCACGATGCGGGAGTTGCGCGCCTGCGTGCATCGCGTGCGAGGCGCAGCGAGTGGGATCAAAATTGTGGCGTTTGCTCTGGGCGAGCTCGACGAGGAGCTGATCGCCTGTGCGGAAGCAGGAATCTCGGCATTTGTCGGCCGCAACGGATCACATCGAGACCTGGTCTGTGCCATTGAGCAGACATGGCGAGGGGAATTCCCGCTTTCGCCGCACCAAGCAAGGTTGCTGCTCGGCCGCATCGCCGAATTGGCGGAGACCGGCTCGCCGCTGAGCTCCGCCAATTTGACGCGCCGCGAGCAAGAGATTTTGCCGCTGATCGAGCGCGGGCTCTCCAACAAGGAAATCGCCCGCCAGCTCTCGATCGAAACCGCAACCATTAAAAACCACGTGCACAACATCCTCGAAAAGATGCAGGCGCGTCGCCGCGGTGAGGTAGCGGCTCGTATTCGCAGCACCGCACGCTGACCGGGAGACCAACCCAGAGGACCTAAAGCTCCGCGGCTGCATCCCCGCGGGCGTTGGTCTTTGCCAATAGGCCAACCGCTCTCTTCCAACGTCGAGCCGAGGCCGCCGGGTCGCGACTAGGGCACTCGATCCGGGATTAAAGTCCTACGCGTTTAGATCCTTCAGATCGAACCCAGTGGTTCAGAAGCTGTGGCAATGCTCGGGGTTGCACTGCCCCGCCGCAGCTGAACACGCACGCTTCATGCCTGCTTGGGTAGACCGATGGATTGTGTCGTCGCCTGGACCGTTTGCGCATCCCTTGATCCATTTACCTCTCACCCGGCCGAGTTGCACACTGCGCAGACAGTGCGCCGCGGGGAACACCGTGAGACGAACCCGGATCCTGCTCGCCGGTATGCCCAAGATGATGCTGGAACTTATTGAAGCGATTCTTGCCTCTCGTCCGGATCTGCAGATAGCCGGGCAGGTGCCGGCCGACAGCGATCTTTGCGCCGCGACACGCCGCCACCGCGCCGACGTCTTGATTGTCATGCAGCATGACGGCGGTGTTTCGAAAAGCGACGTCGATCGGATGTTCTGGCGCAGGCCGTCGAAGGTGTTCGCAATTGCCGAGGGCGGCCGAGCCGGCGTGCTGTACGTGCTCCATCCGCATTCCACGCAATTCAGTGATCTCTCGGTCGACAACCTCATCGACGCAATCAGCTCGCCGGGTCAAAGCTGATGGCGACCGCACGCGCCATCGGGGCAGTCGGCGCTACACTGGTCGGTCTGATCCAGGAGCGGTATCCGCGCGACGAATTCGGAAGCGCGCTCGATATCGAGCTCTACCAGACCCGCAACTTCACCTCCCCGATGACGGATGGCATCTCGGTCTTCGTGTACCGCGTAGCCGTCAATGCGACGGTGCGCAATTTTCCTCCGCGCCGGACCCCAGACGGCCGCTACTTCCGGCCGTCCCTGCCGCTCGACCTGAACGTGATGGTTACGCCCTGGGCGGACAGCGCCCAGCGCCATCACCGGCTCCTCGGCTGGGTCATGCGCATGCTGGAGGACATCGGCACGCTGACCGCGAGCCAACTCAATCACTACATCGCCGAGACCGACACCTTTACGCCGGACGAGGCACTGGAGATCGTCTGCGAACCTCTGGCGCTCGCCGACTACTTCACGATCTGGGACCGGCTGCGGACCCTGCCGACCTCGGCTACCTACGTGTTGCGGATGTTGCGTCTCGATTCCGAAATGGAGACGACAGTGGCGCCGCTCGTGCAGACCCGGGGTTTCGAGATGGGCGGGCTGCAGTCGTGAGCGACGCAATCCGGGTCTTGGAGATAGTAACGGGGCATGCGCCGGTCGCTCTGCGCGTCGTGGATGTCGCCACTGGAGCCGCCGTCGCCGACGGGCTGGACATAAACATAACGCCTCGTTTCGGCGGGCGGCCACAGCAAGCGATCGTCAATACGAGCGGCATTTGGTCGGCGCACGGAGTTTCAGGACTCCATGGTTACGAGTTCGGCTCCGCCGACGACATCGCGGCGCGGCGCGCCGCTCGGCGCCCGTTTCGCGTCACTATCAACGATCCGGGCGGCAACTTTCTCGCAGTCGCCTTTGACGCAGATTTGCCGAGCGATGGCTTCTTCGTCGAGGTCGCAGCGCCGAGTTCACCGCCGCTGACATCGTTGGCCGAGTGGCCACTGCCGCCGGGTGTTGCGGGTGTACCACTTTTTTCCGCGCCGTCCCGCGCCGTGCCGGGATCCTTGGCCGTATTGCGCGCGGAGCTCCGTGAGGCCGGAACCGAGCGACCAGCGGCGGCGGCACTTCTGGCAGCGAGCGTCGACGGGACAAACCGCGGCCTCGGCCTTGCCGACCAATTGGGTCGCGTGCTCGTCCTTTTTCCTTATCCCGAGCCCGCCGGCCGCGCGATGTCCTCGCCGCCCGCCGCCACAGTCTTCCGCTGGAGTGTCGAATTGACCGCGTTCTATATCCCGCGCGCCGCCGGGACGGCGGCAGCCGATGTGCCCGACCTCGCTGCCGTGCTGGCGCAGTTGGCGGCGCCGCCGCAGCGCCTGCTCGCCTCGGTGGGCTCGCCGACCGTGGCGTTGGGGCCGCTCCTGCTGGACGACCGAGGGCCGCTCGTGGTCCGCAGCGGCCTCGCGCCGCCGCTCTCCCCCTACCTCTATCTCGACGCCGCTTGATGCTTCCCTGGACGGAGTACGGAGACCTGCGATGCCGGAATATTTGAGCCCTGGCGTTTACGTCGAGGAGACGTCATTCCGTGCCAAGTCCATCGAAGGCGTAAGCACCACCACGACGGGGTTTATCGGCCCTACCCGTTTCGGCCCGATCGATATCGAGCCCGAGCTGATCACCAGCCTCGTCGAGTTCGAGCGGATGTTTGGCGATCGGCAAAAGCTCGAGTTCTCGGACGCGCCCGGTGTCGACAACTATGTGTGGCACGCGGTACGCGCCTTTTTTGAGGAAGGGGGCAAGCGGCTCTATGTCAGCCGCACGTTCCGGCCCATGCCGTTGCCGACCTCGTCGGCGAGATGGGCCCACCATGCCGCCGGTACTGTCGGGGGCAGCCCACCAGTGTTCCGCGTCTTCACGCGCTTCCCTGGCCGGTTCAACCCACGGGTCACTTTCACCTTTAAAGCCGGCCAGAACGTCCTGGTGAGCGACGGCGGATTGAGCGCTCTGCGAGGGGTGTTCGACCGCGATGTGGTCTGGGTCCATGACGCGAGCCCGACCCTTTCGCCGCCGCTGCTGCGATCGGGCTATTACAACTTGTTGTGGGATGCCGAGCATCAAACCTGGCGGTTTGCCGCCGCCGGCCAAAGCTTGAGCACGGCAGTCGGCGAACTGCAAGCGAATTTGAACCCAGGCAGCGGACAGGAGGTGCGCGTCATCACCGTGACCGTCACCGTAGAGCCCTCGACCGATGGTCTGTCGACGTTCGTCGCCTCCGATCTGCCGGTCGATCCCTCCCACCTGCGTGCGGGATCGCCTGATTCGCTTTTTGCCTATTTTGCGGAAGCCCCGGCCAGCCTGACCCAGGCGCGCTCGGTGCCGATCGTGCTGACCGGGCTTTTGACCGCCGCCGCCGGTGTCGAAATCCTCGAATCGCTGTTTGCTGCCAGCGGTTTGCAGAGCGCCTTGGAAGACCTCAAAAGCAGCCCGGACCGGCGCAGCATCGTGGTTTCGCTGACGGGCGGCGACGACGGCGAGAGGCCCACGGAGAACGAGTATGAGGGGATTGACGACCCCGACAACTCGACCAGAAACGGTCATTCCACAAAAACTGGCCTCAAGCAGTTTGAAGACATTGAGGACATCTCGATCGTCGCGGCGCCCGGATCGACTTTCGGGCTGAACAATGGTTATAGCGACCAGGCGCGCGCCATCACCGGCCTGCTGATCACGCATGCCACGCTGATGCGCTACCGCATCGCCGTGCTCGACTGCGGCGACGGCCAGAGCCTTTCCGAGGTCCGCGCGTTTCGCGCTCAATACGATTCGACCTATGCGGCACTCTATTACCCCTGGGTGCGCATCCTCGATCCGCTGTCCCAACAGGAAATAAACGTGCCGCCGTCCGGCTTTGTTGCCGGCATCTACTGCCGCAATGACATCAACCGCGCAGTCTACAAGGCGCCGGCCAACGAAGTCGTCAATCTCGCCCTCGGCTTCGAGACTTTTCTGAACAAATCGCAACAGGATGTGCTCAACCCCGAGGGCATCAATTGCTTCCGCTTTTTCGAGGGCCGCGGAATGCGGCTGTGGGGCGCCCGCACGATAAGCTCCGACCCGGAGTGGAAATACGTCAACCTGCGCCGCTACTTCGCCTATCTCGAACGCTCGATCGACCGCGGCACGCAATGGGCGGTGTTCGAGCCCAATGGCGAATTGTTATGGACCAACGTGCAGCACACCATCGAAGATTTCCTGTTGAACGAATGGCACAACGGGGCGCTCCTCGGCGACAGGCCGGAGAAAGCGTTTTTCGTAAAATGTGACCGCTCGACGATGTCGCAGAACGACCTCGACAATGGCCGGCTGGTCTGCTTGGTCGGGGTGGCGCCGCTGCGGCCCGCCGAGTTCGTCATATTCCGTATTGGACAGTGGACAGGGGACCGCAAGATCTAAGGAGAGCGTCATGGCAATTCTGCGGGCGGACCGGCCGTATGTGCAATTCAACTTCCTCGTCTACCTAGACGATGGGATGGAAAAAGCGCCGGCGGGCGGCTTTCAGGAGATGAGCGGGATTGGCATGGAGGTCACCGTCTCCGAATACCGCAACGGCAACTCCAATGAGAACCACGTCATCAAGGTCACTGGCCTCAACAAGTCGACCGATGTCACTTGCAAGCGCGGCGTGATCGGCTCGCTCAATCTCTACAACTGGCTCAACGACATCCGTCTCGGGCAACAGTACCGCAAGAATGTAACCATCGAGCTATGGGACGAAACCCACACCCAAGCGGTAATGCGCTGGAGGCTGATGTACGCGACGATCATCAAATATACCAGTGGGCCCTTCAATGCCAAAGGCACCGACGTGGCAATGGAGGAGCTGGTTTTGGCCTACGAGATGCTGAAGGTGGAGTGATCTCTGGTGACCGCCGCCGCCGTACTGCCCGGTTTGCGCATTGACGTGGCGCCGCCGCCCCCGGCGGAAGTGCTGCCGCGCATGGATATAGCGGTATTTGTGGGATTTGCCGCGACCGGCCCGGCGCACCTGCCAGTCGCGATCGAAAGTGTAGCGCATTTCGCTGCGGTTTTCGGAAGCGATGCGCCGCTGGCCTGGGATGACGAGGCCGGCGAGCGGCTATTGGCTCACCTGGGTGCTGCCGTCCGCACGTTTTTTGCCAATGGCGGGAGACGCTGCTGGGTCATCCGGGTCGCACGCACAGCGTCTCTCGAGGCGCTGTGGAGTGCACGTCAGGGGCGCGCGCCGTCGGGCCGGGTTGCTGTCGCCAATCGCTTCCCGGTTCCGGGGGTGCTGGCGCTACGCGCCGGCGACGGCGTCGCGGTCCCGGCGGAGGTCCGGGCGCGCAGTGTCGGGTCGTGGTCGGACAGCCTCACCGTCGCGACGGCGCTTTCTGCCGCCGGCTTCGAGATACAAGCGTGGCAACCGATAGCGGCCACGCCGCCGGACGCGCGAGCGGCTTTCCGCGCCACCGTCCCTTTGCAGCGCGGCGACCTGATCGAGCTGGATAGCGACGGTCTGCGTCTGTTTGCTGTCGTCGACAGCGCCGTCGCCGATCTCGACCCGGCTCACCCGGCAATGGCGGCGCAGACGACGCTCTGCGCCGCGTTCGAGCCTCTGGCTCCCGTTCCGATGGAATTTGCTGTTGCCGTGCCGCAGGGCACTGCGGCCGGGCAGTGGGTCGGCCGATCCGACCCGACCGGGATCGTCTGGGTGCGCATCGACCAGATCGATCCAATCCGCTCCGCGACCGAAGCGGTTCGCGTGATCGGCCCCGCTTGGCGACAGATCACGCCTCGGCAGCCGACGCTGCCGCCCACTCGCGCATCGCTGCTCACCCTCGACATGCGGGTTTCGGACGGCGTCGGCGCGCTTTCGAAAGCCGGCATCGGCTTGACCGCGCAGCATCCGTCGGATTGGTGGCAGCAGGTCGCCGATGAGGCCTTTTATGCCGCGGATGCTCCTGACCCAAGTCAGCGCTTTCCGCTGGCGGTCGCCGATACCGAAGCCGGAGACCGGACCCCCTTAGCCTGGCTCCCGCTCGGCGCCACGCCACTCTTCGGCACCGCTTGCGGCCGTTTTCCGGTTCCTGGCTCGGCACTCGACCGCGACGGCCTGTCGAGTTTCGATGCCGAGCTGTTTCTCGACCCCGATCTTGCTGATCTCGGCGTCGAGACCATCACGAGCCAGGCCGACGTCATTCGCTTCCACGATCCCGACCGGCGCGACCTGTTCGGGATCCACGCCGCTCTCGCGATCGGCAACGCCGGGCTCTTCAACGAAGCCAGTCTGCTGGCAATCCCGGACGCGCCTCATCCGGGATGGGAACCCAAGCCCGACCCGACACCCCGAATGATCCCGGTTCCGCCGGCCCCGGAGGCCGAGAACGCAAATTTTGTCGATTGCGAGCGCACCGAGCTGAACGCTCCGTCGCTCGCCGGACCCTCCAAGCCTGTCGCGCCCGGACCCTTTCAGCTGCAATGGGACGAAGCCGGGCCCGGCGCACTTTACGAACTTCAGGAATCGACGCGATCCGACTTTGCCACTTGGCGCACGCTCCATACCGGCCCGGAGAACAGCTACGATGCCACGGCCGACCGGCCTGGCACGTTCTTCTACCGGGTGGTTGCAAGATTGGGAGCCGCCTCTGCGGTCTCGAATGTTGTCGCCGTTCCGGTGCGGGATGACGATTGGGTTGCCAACAAGCCGGCGCAATTTACGCCGCTGGCCGAAAACGAACTGCTGCGAGTGCATGCCGCCGCGCTGCGGCTCAGCGCTGCCACCGGAGAAATGTTCGCCACGTTTTCGCTGCCGCAGCATTACCGGGCAGCGGAGACGGCGCGGTATGCGGCGCGGCTGCGCGCGCAAATCGGTTTCGGCGAAGCGCGGGCGCTTTCCTACGCAGCGATCTATCATCCCTGGGCGGTCGTCGGCTCCGACCGCCGCGCCTCGCCGCCGGACGGCCCCATCATCGGTGTGCTCGCCGCGCAAGCCTCTGCGCGGGGCGCCTGGATCGCGCCTGCCAACGTCCCGCTTCGCGATGTCATCGCGCTGACACCGGCAATTGATCCCGCGAGTTGGCTGGCGCTGCAGCAGTCCCTGGTGAACCTGCTGCGCAACGACCCTCGAGGCTTTCTCGTCCTTTCCGCCGCGACCCTCTCGGACGAGCCGGGTTTCGAATCGATCAACGTCCGCCGCCTCCTGACCCTGCTGCGCCGTCTCGCGCTTCGCCGGGGCACCAGCTACGTTTTCGAGCCGAACAGCGACGTTCTGCGCCGGGCGATTAGCCGCGGGTTCACGACACTGCTATCCGAACTCTTTCGGCGCGGCGCATTTGCCGGAACGACCCCGGCCGATTCGTTTGCCGTCGTTACTGGGAACCGCATAGCGACTGACGCGGACAGTGATGCCGGGCGTCTCATTGTGGAATTGCGGGTCGCCCCGGCGCTGCCTTTGCAGTTCCTCACCTTGCGCCTGGTCCAGAGCGGTGACGGGCTGACCGCAACCGAAGGGGCCTGAGCATGGCGGACGAGCCCTATCCGTTTATCGCCTTTAATTTCGCCGTCGAAATAAACCCCGGCAGCGAAGGTTCACATCTGGTAAACGCCCGTTTTTCGGATTGCGACGGGCTCGATCTTTCGATCGAAGTAAAGACCATTCGCGAAGGGGGCGCCAACGACCGACAGATCCGACTGGCCGGCCCGGTTGCTTACGGCCAAATCACGCTCAAGCGCGGCATGACGGCGGATTTCGGCCTCTGGTCCTGGGTTCGTGACACCGTCAACGATCCGCGCCTGCGCGCAGACGCGCACATCGTCATCCTCGCTGCCGATGGGGTCACCGAACGAGCCCGCTTCCACCTCGCTCGGTGCATCCCGGTGAGGATCAAGGCCCCGACCCTCAGTGCGAAGGACGGGCAGATTGCGGTGGAGGAGCTGCAGCTCGCGTACGAGACGTTGCAGGCGCCTCCGGTGAGCTTCTGATTGGAGACCAACATGGCGGATCTCGCCAAGGCCCAGCTGATCGAGATGAATGATGACTTCAAGAACCCGAAGCCTGGCGGCCAGAATGTCAAAGTCCAATTCAATCCGGAGTCGTTGAAGATTACCTACGCCAACCAGATCGAGCAGCCCAAGGGTGGTGATCAGGCCAGTGGAACCGGCGGCCGTCAGTTTGTTGGCGCCGGCACCACCAAGCTCGCTCTCCAGCTCTGGTTCGACGTCACCGCAGTGGAGCAGAACGAGCCCCCGATCGATGACGTCCGCCGGCTGACGCAGAAGGTCGTCTACTTCATGACGCCGCAGAACTTTAAGGGGGACCCCACACACCTCGCCCCGCCCCCGGTTCGTTTTCAATGGGGCTCCTTTTTGTTCGACGGGATGGTGGACGGCATAGAGCAGAGTCTCGAGTTCTTCTCGCCCGATGGAAAGCCCCTGCGCGCCAGCCTCTCTCTCTCCTTGTCGCAACAAAAGATATTGAAGGTCATATTTGGCAACGGCCCGGGGACCAATCCGCTCATCGGCGCCAAGCTGGGCGATACGCTACAATCGCTTGCGGCAAAAGGCGGGAGGACGGACTGGCAATCGATCGCCTCCGCCAACAGCATCGAGGACCCGCTGCGCCTGGCGCCGGGTCAACTGATCAACCTCAACGCCGGCGCTGCCGCCGGGGCGCGCCCCGGCGGCAGCTTCGGCATTGCCTAACCGAGGGCTGCAATGCCCGTCATCATCAACGAGTTCGAAGCGGTCGCTGAGGCCCCAGCCTCTGCGACGGCCCCTGACCAATCGACCGCCGACGGCGAAAAGCACCCCGAGCCGATCGAGCCGGACGACCTCGCGCCGGCGCTGAGGGTGCTCGCGATCCGCACCTGGCGGCTCTGGGCCCACTGATGACAGCTTGGCAAGTCTTCGCCACCGCCGTCATGGTGCATGCCGATGCCTGACGGCTCACTGGCCCCGGTAACGGGCGCCCGGCCCACGGTCGATATCGATGGGCGGGGGGACGCGACGTTGTCTGCCTCGCTGCTGGCGCTCGACATCATCGATAGCGTCGACGGCCTGGCAAATTGCGAGCTGCTTTTCGGGAATTGGGGAGGTCCGGACAAGGCGGGATTTCAGCACTTCGACCGCAAGACGCTGGAATTCGGCAAGGCGATCGCCATCCGCCTCGGCAATGACGCGCTGTTCGACGGCCGCATCAGTGCGATCACGGCACGCTACCCCGACGGCGGTCCGCCGCAGATCGGCATCTGCGCGGAAGATCGCCTGCAGGATCTGCGCATGACGCGTCGTACCCGCTGCTTCACCGATGCAACGCTCGCCGACCTGGTACGGCGGATTGCAGGCGAACATGGGCTGCAGGCGCAACCCGATCTGAGCGGCCCTCAATATAAGGTCCTGGCGCAGGCCAACCAGAGCAATCTCGCTTTCCTTCGCGACCTGGCGCGGCGCGAGGACGCACAAATTTGGGCCGAAGGCGCCACGTTGAAGGCCGTCGCCCGCACCCGGCGCAACGCCGGCACAGTGGAGCTGTCCTGGGCCGGCACGTTGCGGGAGTTCAACGTCTCCGCCGATCTTGCCCACCAGCGCACCTCGCTTGTCGCGAGCGGCTGGGACGTCTCCGGAAAGCAGGCCGTCAAGCACGAGGCAGACGAGACGGCAATCAAGCCTGAACTCGTTGGCAGCGACAGCGGACCGGCCGTCCTGCAGCACGCTTTCGGCAGCCGGAGCGACACGCTCGCACATGGATTGCCGTTCGACGGCGCCGAAGCGCGAGCGCTGGCGGAGGCCAGCATGCGGCATCTCGCACGGCGCTTTGTCACCGGTTACGGAGCGGCCAAAACCACGGCGACACTGCGTATCGGAGCCAAGCTGAAACTCTCCGGTCTCGGGCCGCTGTTTGACGGCGACTACACGATGACCCGCCTGCACCACCGGTTCGATTCCCGCGCTGGCTTGCGCACGGAGTTCGCGTGCGACCGCGCATCACTGGGAGCGCCCGGATGAACCCGAGCGCGCTCGAGCTTTCGCCCAATGCGCAACAGTGGAACGAGCGCGTTGCTTCCGGCTGGGGCGGCCGATGGTATGGCGTGCTGCCGGGGCTGGTGCTCGACATCAAGGATCCCGACGGGCAGGGCCGGGTCAAAGTCACATTGCCCTGGTCGCCCGATCCGGGAGGCGGACGGTACGAGGCCTGGGCGCGGCTGGCCACGCTGTTCGGCGGCAATAACCGGGGCAGCTGGTTCATCCCCGACGTCGACGACGAGGTGCTGATCGCGTTTGAGCACGGCGACCCGCGCCGGCCCTATGTGCTCGGCGGCCTCTGGAACGGCCGCGACAAGACGCCGGCGGCAATGGACGGCGCCGGCAGAAACTTCAAGAAGGTCTTGCGCTCGCGCAATGGCGTGACGGTCACTTTGGACGATCAGGACGGTCAGGAAAATCTCGTTCTGGAAACCCCGGGCGGCCAAAAGATCACGCTGAAGGACGGGCCCGGAACCGTCGAGATCGTCGACAGCAACGGCAATTCGGTCAAGCTGCAGCCCGACGGGATCACCATCGCCGCCTCGGCCAGAGTCACCGTCAATGCGAGCCAGGTCGCTGTCTCGGCAGGCCTCGTGACCGTCGATTCCGGTATGTCGCGCTTCTCCGGAGTGGTGCAGGCCGACACCGTCATCTGCAACAGCATCGTCTCGGCGTCCTATACCCCGGGCGCCGGAAACATCTGGTAACGGCAATGCACCCGATCTTTTGGCAATCCCCCGCCCCGTTGTGGGCGCGCTTTGGCGCGACGCCTGCCGAGGCTGCCCGGGCACCCGACCAGGCTCGGCCGGCCCTGTTGCGGTTCGCGTCCGACGACTTCATGGATCGGATCATCGCCCTGCTGGACGCGGATCCGGCGAGGCTCGGCGAAGTTTTGGCGCGGCCGGAAACCTGGCGCACGCCGCCGGGTGCCGACACCCCGGACTTGATCGAGCGCGTGCCGATGCCGCGCATCGCCCGCGCCGCCTCCCGCTCTCGGGCGCTCCTGCAGTCCCGCACCTCCCTCGACGCGGTCTCGGCGGCCGCCGATGTGATCGAGAATGGGCTGCCGCGCCCACAGCTGCCGCTGAAGCTCTATCAGCCAGCGCACCAGCGCTTCTACCTCGTCGGCGCCAGCCTCGTTTGCGGGATCGCCGGGCTGCCCGACCGCACGGTCGTGGCGGGAGGCGCCCCGCAGGTCGGCTTTGTATTGCGGCGGCTGTTGCCCGAGACGCCCGGTAGCGACGTCGCAACGGCACGCGAATTCGCCTTTGTCAAGGACGGTTCGGGAGCACGCTGGCGCCGGGTCGCTGATGGCGCGGACGATGCGGTGCTGGCGCCGGGCGAAGAGCAGCTGCCGTTATTTCCGCTCGCTTTTCGCGATGCCATACAACATCCGCGCACGATGTGGACCGGTCTGGTGCCGGTAACACGGCGCGAGGAATACATAGCCGCTCCGGTCGACCGTGTCGCATTGAGCTTGACCGCCGGGCAGCTGCGGTCGCTCGCGCCTCTCCCGGCCACCGCTCCGCCCAACTCCGTCATGGCTCGCCTGACCCAGTTCAAGCTGCTGGTTGCCGAGCCTTGGAAGACCCTGATCGCCGCGGCCAATGCCGCCAGCGTGACCCAACCGGCCTCGGGGTCGGGCGGCGAAACTGATCTCGAGGCAAAGACCCGTCTGTTCAAGCAAAACTTGCAATGGCAGATGCAGTCCTGGCTGATCCTGCTCGACTTCGCCGACTATCTGGCCGCGCAACTGCCGGCGGTTTGGAACGCGGTTGGCGGCGCGAGCGGGCCTCTTACCGCCCAACAGCAGACATTGTTCAACTGGCTGTCCACCGCGCAGCAACCGCCGGCGCTGGTGACGTCCTGCATCAACCCCGACACCGGCGTGCAGCTCAAGCCGTCGTGGAGCACTGTGGCCGAGGCGCTGAAAGGGATCGTCGCGGCGCGCCGCGGGCTTGAGCAGATCGACCTGCTTTACGCGGCCGACAATGCGGTTGACGCGAGATGGCCAGGTTTCCACTTCCTGCTCGCCGGCCTCGCGGCGCAGGCTGGATCGTCGCCCGCTATTTGCACCGGCCCGTTCCAGTCGCTGCCCGGGCCAAACCCCGCGCCCGCAGAGAATGTGACCCCCGATCCGCTGATCCCCGGGAGGACGCCGCAACAGCTCGAGGCCGCCCAGCGGGTCGCCATGATCGATCGGCTGACCGCGATGGTCGGACGCGCGCTGGATCCCCGGCCCGAGACCGACCAGCCGGCCCTGCCCTTCGCGATGCAACTCGCCAACACGTTGAAGGACGCCAACGGCGACAGCGGCTGGTTTGTAATCCGCTATGTCTATCTCAACCCCGAATGCGGGCCGCTGGACGCGCCGACCCTCTCGGCTCCCAGCCAACGGTTCCAGCTCGCGAATTTCTTCGACCCCGACGCGCCGGCACGACCCATTCGCATCACACTGCCGCTCGATACCTCGCCGGCCGGCCTGCGACGGCACAACAAAAGCACGGCCTTTGTCATTTCCGACATGCTGTGCGGTCAAATTCAGCGGGCCAAGGGGATGGGGCTCGGCGATCTCGTTCGGTCTGTCCTGCCATGGCCGCTGCACAAGGATCTCGATACGGGAGCGAACGGCGCTTGCATCAACGCGAACGGCATCAACATCGGCATGATCTGCTCGCTATCGATCCCGATCATCACGATCTGCGCGCTGATCCTGCTGATCATCATTGTGACTTTGCTCGATCTGATTTTCCGCTGGCTGCCCTATTTCATTACCTGCTTTCCAGTGCCCGGCCTACGCGCCAAGCCCCCCGGTGCGTCATGAGCAGCGTGCTCGGCCGCAGCTTGTCCTTCCCGCTGCGCCCCGGCGCGGACGGCCGCCTCGTCTGGTCCGAGGGTGAGCAGAACATCCGCGAGTCGATTGCGGTGATCCTGAAGACCGAGCCCGGGGAACGCATTGCTCTGCCCGATTTCGGGGCGGGGCTCAGCGGCCTGCTGTTCGAGCCGAACAACCCGGCGACGCATGCGCGCATCGAGCATTTGATCACCCGGGCGCTGGCGCAGTGGGAACCACGGATAGCGGTCGAGACCGTCGATGTCGTGCCGGATCCGGTGCAAGCGAGCTCGGCGCTGGCGACCGTGACCTATCGCCTCGTCGCGACCGGCGCGCGCGAGATGACGACCGCCGCGATCCCGCTCGGCGTGGCCTGACGGGAAAGATCGCATGCCGCTCGCCGCGCCCGTCATCGACAACCGCCGTTACCAGCAGCTGCTCGACGAGCTGCTGGCACGGGTGCCGGTGCACACGCCGGACTGGACCAACTTCAACCACAGCGATCCTGGCGTCACCCTGGTCCAGCTCTTCGCGTTCCTCGCCGAGAGCGTGCTCTACCGGGCCAATCTGATACCCGAGCGCAACCGAGCCAAATTTCTCGAGCTCCTCGGCGTGCCGCTCGCTCCGGCAACGGCGGCGCGCGGCCTGATCTCGATCACCAACGCAAACGCGGCCCCGCTCACTGTCACCTTGCCGGAGGACGTCGAGGTGCGCGCCGGCCCGGTGCCGTTCCGCACCGAGCTCGGGCTCGACGTGTTGCCGGTGGAGGCGCAGGCCTTTTTTC